CCTTGGCCTTCCTGCTCCCATCAGTATTCTATTTTGTCTATGAGCGAATCAATCTTGTCCACGATTTTCATCTTCACCGCAAAGGCGTTCGGGGAGTTAGATTCCTCCACCGCTCCGATGCAGTCGCAGAGGGTCGTGATGACCATCATGAGCGAATCCATGCGGGCTTGGACTTGGGCCTCATTGCTGGTGGCTTTGGTTGGTGAGGGCATGGGTAACGGTGTCGTGGTTGGCTTCGGCGAACTGGTCCGCCTGTTCGTAAATGTAGGATAGAGCCGATTTTACGCAGTCAGCGCACCACCAATTCGTATTGGGTCTGCCATGAGCCACGAGGATGGTCTGCAAGTCGTGGACCGCTTCGGGGCTTAACCGCATGAACAGGGCCGCTTGGTATTGTTCCCAATAGTGGCGGTGCTTTTGGGCCGTGAGGTATTCCGCTTGTGTCATAGTAGGGTCAGTTGCTTGGGTTGCTCCTGCACTTGTTTAGAGCGTGCCTGAATGCGTTTCTCGGATATGGCGATGTAGTCCGCCTCCCGTTCAATTCCGATATATTGGAAGCCTTCCAAGACCGCAGCGCATCCCGTTGAACCCGACCCGTTAAAGGGGTCCAATACGATTCCGTTGGGCGGGGTTACGAGGCGGCAGAGGTAGCGCATGAGGTCGGTGGGCTTGACGGTGGGGTGGTGGTTGCGGTTGTTTTTTTTCTGCTGGTCAGGTTCACTTCCAATGCCGCTTCCCATTGTAGGTCGGGCCTTGGCTTCCAACCCTTCACACCCCTCATCCCTATCCGCTTTGCTTGCTTTGGCGCAGTAGAAGAAGCGAGCCGAAGCCCCAAGCAGGTCGGTGGCTTCCTCGCTCCCATCGTGGATGAAGTTGGCGGGCCAGCGTTCGCCCACCCTTCCCCCATCCACGTTAATCGCACCCGTCCCGTGTTGCAGGACGTTCTCGGCTACCGTGCCAATTAATGGCTTCCGAGCCACCGTTATCGGTTCAAGTGCTGGTTTGAGTGCAGTCCCCCAGCCTTGCCATTGCTTTGCTTCGGGGGTGGCGGGGGCGGTGATGTCCACCACAACAGCTGCAGATGCGCCGATGGTGTGCCGGTTGCGATCGTCAGGGTTGGCAATGCCTGCGGTTTTCTGCCCCACCACCTCACGCTCGGCAAAGTTCTTGCTCTCAACGCTACGAATGTCTGCCTCACGCTCCACCCATTCAGGAATATCTCCAAGCAAATGACGGCAAGCCTCCAAATGCTCACGGGTCATTATTGCTGGTTGGCTTGCTGCCGTAGTGTAGTGGCCTCCCATATTCGTTTGGGTTGCATCGTCAATCTGCTTTGATGTGATACCCGTTGACCTAACCCACTCCGTGAATCGGTATCGCCTCGCCTGCTGCTCTTGCGCTGCATCCATCTTATCAATCGCCTTGCTAACGTCCAACGACTTCGGAAACCCCGACCCGTACACCCAAGCAATCATGTCCCGAATCTCAAAGCCTGCGTCCTCAATCCTCACCGCCATTCGGTGCTGCGTCCTCGTTCCTGCAAATGCAAGAAGATGACCGCCCGGCTTCAAGACCCGAAGGCACTCGGCCCATACATCAACGCTTGGCACATCGTAGTCCCATTTCTTGCCCATGAATGACAATCCATAGGGCGGGTCGGTAACGATTGAATCCACGCTGCAATCGGGCAAGGACCGCAACACCTCAAGGCAATCGCCGTGGTGCAGTTGGTGGGTCATCGGTTCGTGACTTGGAGGATGACAACCGTTAGTCCCGCAGAGGCGAGGCCGTACACAGGAGCGAGAACCCAACCGCAGGTGGACCAGGTGAGCAGGACCGCAACCCAAAAAGTGAGGCAAGTCACGCAGGAGAACGGCTTGTGCCTTGCGAACCAGGTCTTGTACCACCATTCGGGGAGGACATGATACTCCGCAATAGCAAGGGCGGTGAGGCTACTTATCAGCAGGGGAAATATCAGCGTGTCCATGGTTTTGGATGGCGGCCTTGATTTTGGCCTTGGCTTGGTCGATTGAGTAAATGATGCAGCGGTACGGAATGCCCGTGTCACGGGAAAGTTTCTTCATGTTCCCCGTGCGAAGATGCAGGCGGAGCAGTTCCTTGTCATAGGGGAAAGCCCCGTCCTTGGCCCAAGTGTCCATCTCCGCTTCTGCAATGGCCCAAAGGTCGTCCATAAGGGAATCATATTCCGATTGGGGAATAGGGGAATCGGGGTCCAGTTCTTCGAGCAAATCGTGGTGGCGGTACTTTTGAGCAAACTGGTTGTTCTTGCCTCGGTATAAGTTGAGCAACAAGCGGACCACATAGAACTTGAAATACCCCTGCCCGTGGATTTGCAGAATCTTGGCGGGGTCTTTCTCCAGCAGAATCAGCACGCACTCCTGTTCCAAGTCCCTCCAAAGCGGGTCGCCTCCTGTAATCGTGAGGCAGGCTTTTCGGATTTCGCCACTTCGGTAGAGGTCCAGTATGATGGTGTCTGCTGACTGCATATGCAAAGATTGCAAAAAAAAGGGGGATGCAGTTAAGCACCCCCCAATGGTAAGAAGTCAGTTTCGGGCTATTCGGTGGGCGGAAGTAGCAGGGTATCAGTGATATAAGCCCCTTCAGCGGTCTGCAAGTATTCCTGTGCGTTGTTGAAAACTTGCCTCCGAAGGTATCGGAGTTGAGGCTTGGCTTTGCAATCGTTGTGGAAGGATTCCAAGTTGATAATGATTGTGCTATAGTGGCGGTTCAACTCCTTCCCGATGGCCATGAATGTGAACAGGTACTCGTTGTATGCGATGTCGGCCACGATGTTGCGGGCGATTACGCAGGGCCGTTCCCTGCTTGCGGAGCGCACTTGGTCGGGCGTGATGCCGAAGATTGCGGCGGTCGTGTCAACGAGGTGGTGGATGAGGGCTGGGGTCATGTCTTAAACAATTTCGGGAATAGGCATCCAATAGTTGACTTCACGGGGGAACCAGGTGTGTTCCTCGGAGTACCACTTATCATTAGTAGCATCATACCAAGCAACAATTTTTAATCCCATGTCATCACAAATCAGCACGGGTTCATTCTCTTCGGGCATTTGGTCTTGGGGTCTTATCCAGGGCATGGTCAGGCGTTTTTGGCTTGAAGGATGCGACCGAGCAGGGTCCAGTTCACTCTCCACGGAGAAATGGTTTCGGAGCGGTCGGGACGGCTGCAAGACACGCACTCCTTGCGGATGTGGATTTGCCAGCGGCGGAAATCGGTGGGGGTTGGTTTCATGAATTTTGGTTTAGGTTTAACAAAGATATACACAAGTTAGGAACATTCAGCCAACACCCTTTGGAAATCTTCCACGCTTCGGATGACTACATATTTGTAGCCAACTGCCTCCACGACCCCCTGCCACCACTTTTGGGACAAGGACTGCTTGCCCTTGGGGTCTTTGAACTCCAGGAACACGGCACCAGCGGCGGACAGGTATATCATGTCGCTCACCCCCGCAACCACGCCCATGGCTTTCATGACGCTCCCCGCATAGGCAGACGGGGCGTTGTTGTTGACGGTGAACAATCGCCCCCGCTGGTCGGGGAAGTTGTTCCAATGCCATTGGAAGCATTCGGCTTGAATCTTGAATTCTTGCATGGAATTATTTGAGGATTGGGAAACGGTCTTTGTTGTGGAAGGCCCAGCCTGGCTTCCATCCCATGTAGCGGATGAACTCCAAGGCTTCGGCTTTACTCTTGCATTGATTGTGCAACACCCAGAACGGCGAAATTACTTTGGCCTTGGCCAGTTGTGCCTTTTGGTACATGCTGCTGGTCGTGGCCAACTGCATGCCTTGGGCCTTGGTCATGAGGTGCAGGTCCACCATTTCGCCCTGCTCTTGTGGCTTTCGCTGGTACTCGTAGCCGCAATGCTTGCACTTCATCGCCCCCACGGGGATAATCGCCTCGCAGCCCTTGCAGTTCTTCGCCCCGCCAACGCCATCGGATTTCTTCTTGCGTTTCTTTTTGAGGGACCAGTCACGGCTTGCTTCCCAAAAGCCATGGGTCTGCACGTTGTTCCCGAAGTCAAGGATGGTGAACTCCTTCTTGGTTGGGGTTACCCTAGAACCACGGCCCACCATCTGCATGAATAGGGGAAGGCTTGCGGTTGCCCGGTATAGGATAACTACCTCAATGGTTGGCTCGTCAAAGCCCGTGGTCATAAGGTCGCAGTTGCAAAGGATAGCGTCGGGCGCATGCTTGAACCATGCCAACACATCGGCCCGGTCGTGGCGGCTCATGGTTCCGTCCACATGGCGGGCGTTGTGGCCTGCAATCTGCAAAGCAGCGCAGACCTCCTTGCTCGATGCAATGTTGCTGGCAAACACGATGGCCTTCTTGCCCCTGCAATGCCTCCCATAGTTTTGGACCACACCGTCAAATACCCTCCGCTTGGAGTACACGGTAGCCATTTGCTCCGTGTCGTAATCATTCCCCTTCATGCGGATTCCGGAAAGGTCTTGGTTGGCGCCATAGGTCACGGGGTTGGAAAGGAACCCTTGGTCAATCAATTCCTGCACTTGAACTGGCACATGCAGAACCTCGTAGAACTTGGATAGGCACTCCTGGTTCCCACGACGGAGCGGGGTTGCGGTAGCGCCGATGACTACGGCCTTGGGGTTGATGTATGGCAGCAATGGGTTGAAGGTCTGCTTGTGGGCTTCGTCAATGATGACCAAGTCCATCCGGTTCAGCAGGTCCGTGTATTCGACTGCGTCCTTCCTACGGCTGAAGGTTTGGGCCATGGCGATGAAACAATTCCCCGAAACGTCGAGCCGGGTCTTGCTGGCCTCAATGAGGGTTGGCTTGATTCCGAACAGGTCCAGCGCACCGTTGGATTGTTTCAGCAGTTCCACTCGGTCCGTGAATATGATGGCCTGCTTGCCTTTCTCCAAGGCTCTTGCGACCATGTAAGTAAACATGACGGTCTTCCCACTTCCAGTTGGGGAGCAAAGTATCAAGTGTTTCTTGCCATCGACAAGGCTTGACCGCATCATGTTAATGGCTTTGGTTTGGTAGGGTCTTAGCATAGTTACTGATAGTTACTGCAAAATTTGAGTAGTGACTATTAAAATCTTCGTTTTTGATAGCGTGGGGGCCACTTATAGTCACATAGTCACTACATTCACTACTTTTCTATAGAGAATATATATATATACATACACGCACACACGCACACGCTTATATATCTCTTAAATGAAAATTGCATTTTTAGTGACTATGTGACTATGTCAGTAAGGATGTCTCTTATTATCACTGCCTTGCGAATAGTTACTACTATTTGACTTAGTGACTATGTAGTAGCATCCTCGGTTGTTTCGCTCGGCTCGGCTCACTTTTTTGCAGCCAATGGACTTTAGGACGGCCCCAAGTTTGTTCGGGTTAATTTTTTGCTCGGTGTAGGATTCAAGGATGTTTTTGATTTCCGAGTTTGTCAGCCACTCCGCTCCGATGCCTTTGTTCTTTTCGTTTGGCATCTCAAAGTAATTAAATAGCAATTCCTTCTCAACCGCTGGCTGGACGTTGTTTATGGTCTTTTCGTTCAGCATGGTGATTTCGGCCTTGGACAGTTGCCAGGCATCCGCTCCGTTGGTCTTGTAGGCGTGGTAGGCTTCAATGAATAGGTCCGTCTTATCGATGGCCGCATATGCATCCCAATCAATGTGGCCCACCACGATGGGCAGAATCCTACGGTTCCCCGTGAGGTCGTTGATGACTTCCTCGTCGTTGGATGTGCCGCATAAAACCGCATACCGGGTAAGTTCTTCGTGGACCCGTCCGTAAGGCTTGCGGATGCTGAAGGTCTGCTTGGAGGACAATTCCTTCAGTTTCTTGGCCTCCTGCTTGGATTTCCCGCCGAACTCGTCGTCGCAGAGGATAATCTTCTTGCACATAAGGATCTCGTCGTCCTTGCCCGCATCCAGTTTGGATTCCCCGTAATAGGAGCGCAGTTCGGCAGGGAGCAGGTTGCGGAAGAAGTTGGTTTTGCCGATTCCTTGGTCCCCGCATAGGACCAAGATGGACAACGAATACTCCCCGTGCATGCTTGCAACCACCGAGCAGAGCCACTTGTAGATGCAGAGTTGCATAAATGCGTGTTCCACATTTGTAGCAACGATGGTATCGGTCAATGCTTTGATGCAGCCAGTCGGTGTACGGTGTCCGTTCTTGGCGAAGAACTGCATAAAGGGGTTGTACGTCGGGGTATGGCTTGAATCAATGATTGAGTTAATTAACTGCATGTTGACCTCCTTCTTGCCGAACTGCTCCAGGCAGTCCGTAAACAAATCGTTGATGTCAACGTCGGTGATGGGTTCGCCTTTCAGTTCAATGCAACGGGTTACGTCATTGCGCTTTAGGTCAAAGGACCTCAAGTAAGCCTTGATTTGCTTTAGGGGAGTGTCCTCGGTGTCAGCGGATTTCAGTTCCGTAGTATCAAGAGCCATAGTGTTAGCAACGATTTCTTCCAACTGCTCCACATTTATTTGGTCAATCTCTCGAAGAATCCGGATTGCGGTTTCACTGGCTGCGTTGATGTCCTTCGGTCCTCCGTTGGTCCCGACCCGCATGCGGTGGGACTTGGCCGTGGACACGATGTGCTTGGTTTGCTTGGTTTGAATCTCAACACCTGCGTTCTTGGCAAGCCACATGAACGATGCGAACGATACCTGGTTCTGCTTAGACTGGCAGAGTTGCTTGTACTTGCGGTCGCATGCTTCGGGGTTGTACTTCGGGGATAGTGCCGAAACCCGATGAAATAGGTCGGCCCCCGGCTCATGGTACTTTGCAGCAATAGCAAAGCCAATCTTGACCCAATCGGCATAGGAATCCGTCAGGTCGATGCGCTTGGCCTCCAGTTGTTGGAGGATGTGTTCGACATCGTGTTCGCCGTGTGGATAGAATTTAGGGACGGGTGCGGCCTTGACTTTGGGTAAGTAGGTCTTGAACACCTGCACATTTTTGGCCGTGATGAATGCGTCCGGGTCAAAACTCACGAACCGCAGGCGGCTTACGTCCTTGCATGCAGGGTCCACGATGATATGGAACTTGTCCGCAAGGCGTTTCTCCAGGGCGAAGAACGCTTCCAGGTGGCGGTCCGGCTCGATACGGTAGTAGGCCGCATAGCCTTCGCCTCCTGTTGACTTGTGCAGAGCGTAGAGAAACTCATCCTCACGGATTGCCAGCACGTCAACGCCTTCGTTGTCCTTGGCATCGATGTCAATGCAGAGGATGCCCGAATGCGTTTCAAGCCCTTCTTTGCCCTGCTTTTTAAACTTGCCGCTGGGCGTTACGGCGGTGAGCCTTCGTTTGGTTTCCTCGGTTTTGGCCTTACGGTAGGCCATGACCTCGGTGTAGAAGATGCCGTCCTTGATGTCTTGCATGTACTGGACGAACTGCATGTGGCTCTCCGGGACGTTATTTCGTACACCGCTTCCCGTGGAGGCTTTGAAGATTGATATTTCTGCCATAGCATAAAGAAAAAAACGCCCCAACTGTTCCGGCAGCTGGGGCGAGGGGTTACGATGGATTGAACCCTTTATCTAAACACCGCATGGCCGGAAACATGAGGTGGTTATTGGTAAATGTAATTAGTTCACAAAGTTACACTAAAAAGGCATATCACCAT